CCATGTCGGCATCGCAAAGCGGCCTCCGGTTACTGGCTGAGTCAAGAGCACTAATAGTACTTTTAGACGCCTCGGGATAACATCCCATGGCGCATCAACCCTACTAGCTCCCTTGAACCCAGTCCCTAAAGCACGTACAAAATTGGCTAGCGTCCCTTCAGGATACCATGCACTCAATGCATGCGCGACACCAGCGCTGTGTTGGGCTGCCGCCCAAAACTTTACCGGTAATCCGGAAACAAGTTCTCCTCGAAAGAAGAACTTCTTAGCGAATTCGAGAGTCTTACCTCTCGCCACGAGGGATTTCGCAATCCCAATCTCCAGTCCGATGTTCAAGCACAACTTTTTGTACTCTCGGGAAACCCCGTCATCGGCAATGACGATGTCATCACCAAGGACGGCGTACTGAGTGAACCACAATTTCTGCGACCCAGCTCTGTAGGCTGAGAATTGTACCATAGCATGGTGCGTCAAAGCTAGCATAGCCCAACTTGAAAAGGCTCCCATTGGTTGCCCTACGGCATACCGCAAGTTCACCCCTCTATTTCCTAATCCTGCTGCCTTAGCGTGATTAGCGCCAAGATAATAGTTTCGGTTACAAAGGAGAGCTCTCCAAGTCGCGGCAAAATGTCTTCCAAAGATCTGCCATAACAGCAGACCCTGAATAAGAACGGGTATCCTATCCGTCGCTGCACTAAGGTCAAAGGAATGGATCCTCTGATCCAGACTAATGTTCTTAATCAGCCGTTTTACCGGCTTCATTTGATCAAAAGTCCCGTCTTGAGGGATCTCCCGTAATACGGAAAAGATCCACTCATGCAGCGGCTTCAAAGCTACTTGCGTCCAATAATCCACCATGGCGAAAACCCGGGCTTTGCCCGCAGGTTCTATCTTTACAGATAGCCGACCGTTAGCTTTCGACCCGTTTGAGTACTCGTCCAGCTTTCTCGCTCGGATATGAGCTCGATTACTTCGCTTTCTTCTAAGGGTCTCTAACTCAGTCTCGGACGCCGTCCGAGATCGAGCTAGGGGCGCGGCCTCCGCCGTCTCAAGCATCAGAGTCCATAGGGATTTAGTTGTTCCCTCCCCACCGGGATGAACCGATAGGTAACGGAACAAGGACCATCCCCATTGACCTTCGGTCCAACGCTTTGCAGCATTGAACCTACATCCGAATGAGGTCGATGGACCGACTTCGCCTTCCTCCCAATCTACGTTAGGAAGATCAGCTGAAGACTTCATGATGGGAAACACCGACGGTCTACTCAAGATGTCGGACCCAACATCTAAAAGCTTCTCGCCTGTATGTACTTCCAATCCTCTAATAAATTTGGTTCTAAGAAAGGTCACCCATTCAGTTAGCCAAACTCTCTCGAGTTTGACACCCTTACTAGTTATGCTACCTAACTTATACTTCGGGTCTATTAAAAGAATTCTATACATACCCAATAACGTAAGCCAAAATCGAATGGTGGAGGTATCTCCTCTACGGATAAAACCACGCGCGAAGCGCGGAATGATCCGAGGGAGGTTACCCGCACCCGCGGCCACAGCCACCTTCGAGATCTCTCTAGAAGGGACTTTCAATTCTGACCCGGGCACACCCTGCATTAGCATAGTGTGCGCGGTTTTTAGATATTGGACTAGCCCTGATTTCCCCTGCTTACGTACCATATTCGATACCCACTTTGCGAAAGTCGCTAATTGGATAACCTTACTTCGAGACAACCCACCTGACACCAATCTGGTCCATGAAATCATGGGTTCCAGAAGGTGCCGCCACACTTTTAAATGTGGCCGCCAATGAACTAGTTTCGAGCTAACTCTCAAGTTTTTAATTTGGAGTAGTTTGAAGAGCATTAGATTTGTTAAGTCTTTTGCCTAGTTCACCTTCGGTTTCCTCTTGCGAGGGCCGCAGGCGCTCCTGAGCGGAGGCGATAGGTTTCGCTGTAGGGTTCCATTAGCAACCCGCTTCGGTTCCAGGCCCCCGTCACTCTCTTCACTGTCGACGACAGTTCCCAAGAGCAACTTCGCCTTTCCCCTGGCGAGCTCCTTTGGTACCTACACTCTCCACGCGGTACTGAGTACCTTCTTGAAGAGGGTATTAAGGGTTACGCCGCATCGAATCTAACTTAGTGGCCTTCATGACTTTCCATTTCTGGTCCGCCAATCCGGCGCTATCGAAAGACCTTTGCTTTGCACTATCCTTAATAGATAATTGTCGGGGCTATTGGAGCTTACTAAAGCTTACGCCGTAGACCACGTCTATAATAGGAGTTTCATTCTGATTATCCTACCTAGTTTCGTGATCGAACGCTTACCTTAGCGGCTCGTGTTCACCCGTCTGTCGCAATCTTACTTGCGATCCGCATTACACGTGTGTTTCAGCCAATACATTTCTTTTTCCCTAATCTCGTATGTGGGAGTCTCTACCTTTGGGACTTCCTAGTACCGGTGCTTAGAGACAGGCGCCCGACGTCTGGTTTATCCAAACCGACGTGCCGCCTCCGTGCACGAGTCAACTCTAATGACAATTGGTGTTGAGCCGCATGTCTTCGATACTGACCGATAGGTCGGACGAGGAACTGGTTCAGCTCCAGGGACCCGTTCTCGGG